AAGAGCGCCTTCCAGCGGTCGAACTGTTCCTGCTGTTGGGCCTGTTGCATCTCAAGGCGGGCCTCGAACATCTGGCGCTGCTGCTCGGCCTGCGTTTCCGCCGCGATCCGCATTTGTTCCAGGCGCGCTTCCATTTGCATCCGAGCGCCCTCAATCTGCATATCGACTTGGGCCTGAGCCTGCGCGGCCTGAGCATCGGCCTGCGCCTTGGCTTGAGCCTTCTGCAATTCCGGGTTCGGAGGCGGATTGGCCGCTGCCTGCGCCGCCTTCTGCTTCAACTGCTCAAGCGCAACATCAATGGTGCCCTCGATGGTGCGGGCCTGCTTGAACGCGCCGACGCCGTACTTGACCATCTCCATGAGGGTCGGGACCATCTCAGGCGACGCCTGCCCGGCCGGCACAGCTTCGCGCATGAAGTTCGAGAAGGCGTTCAGGAACTCTAGGCGGTCCTGCTTGTTCTGGTTTTCGTCAATCTGGACCAGCGAGTCCGCAGCAACCTCAATGCGGAAATTGCGCAGCGGGTCTTGCTTCAAAAGCTCCATAGCCTGCGGAATCATGGCCTGGTCGGCCGGGCTCATCTGTTGAGCAGCGGCATACGCTTCGATAGTCTCAGGCTGAAACTTCTTGCAAATGATCTGGGCCTTGAGCCTGAGCAGCTCGGAGGCGAACATTGCCACGCCTTCCTGCATGGACTTAAGGCGTAAGCCGGCGTACTGGCCCTTGATTTCTTGGGCGCCGAGCGTTTCAGACGCCTTGCTCTGACCGCGAACAATGTCCGAGATACCAGTGATTTCGTAAATCGTGGCCTTCTGGTTGGCCTCGGCCTGATAAAGTTGGATCAATGCAGCGGCGATGACATCAAGCGGCAGAAGATCGATTGAACCTTTCAGCCCCCCCTTCTCGCTGAACGGCGCCCACTTATCGCAGCCGACGAGTGTATTGTTGTCGCCTTCCGTCAAAAGGCGCTGAAGCTCAGGTATCGACGCATCATAGATGCCGCGAACGCGCAGAGCCTTGATCAGCCCGTCAATGCGGTCGGCAATGATGTCGAGGTCGTTCGCCTGATCCTGATAGAGAACAAAATCAGGGATCGGAACGAGGTTATCGCTGGTCGTGGTCGCGAACAGCGGGCGCGGGCACGGAAAGAAGCCCTGAAGCTCCAGAGGGTCGTCCACCTCATCAATGAGCTGGGGCATGGACTTGGAGAACCAGTAAACCTTGCCGGTTTCCTTGTCCCAAAGCTCGCAGATTTTCGCCTTGTCCTTGATGCTGTCTTTCGATGCATAGCGGTTAAGCGGGTCGGGGCTCGAATCCATCGGGATCTTGCGAGCCATCTCCTTGCCGAAGCGTTCCTCGACGGCGGCCGGGGCCATATAGACCCAGCGCCAAACCTGGCTTACTTCCTCCCAGGTGCGGGCCTGTGAGTGCCCGAAATCCTTCCAGTGGACGTAATCAGTGGGCGAGCATTCATAATCAATCTGCTCGGGCTGTTCCTCAGCCTCTTCGTTCTCAACCGTCGAGGTAATTTCCAAGCCGTCGTCATCGATACCCTGCGGCGCGATGTGTGGCTCATAGCGAACCCATGCAACACCGCGCCCGCCAAGGAAGCGATCCTCGACCGAATGACGCATGGCCGAGCGGAAATCGCTGTAATGCTCAATCTCGTAGTCGAGCGCGCGCTCGATCAGGAGCGAGGCAACGCGACCTACCGGGTCATTGTCTCCGAAGCGGCGGGAGACATCCGCCTTGGGCATCTTGGCATAGACGGCCGGAACAAGCGTCTGGACGTTGGCCCAGAGGATGTTGAACTTGGCAGTTTCGTTGCCGGACGCGCTGCGGTTGTCGTCACGATAGCGCTTTATGATCTTTGCGGTTCGCGCTTCCCATTTCTTGAACTCGTTCTCGTAGGACGAGACGATATCAAGATATTTCTGTAGGGCTGGTTCAGCGGTTAATGCCGCCATTAGAACTCTTCAATCATGATCGTGGTAGGCGACATCGTCGTGGTTGCCGTCGTATTACGGGCCGCAATATCGAACCAATAAGCGGTCGCAAGCGTTAGGCCCGTCACTTCATAATAAATCGTGAAGGGCACCGTGGCTGTAGTAGCGGTGACGGCATAGTCGGTAGTGATCGGGGCCGTCCCAGTAACAGCCGCCGTCGCTACCGGGGCTGCTCCAGTTCCATATCGCGGAGTGAAAACTGCACCACCAACCGCGCTATTATTTATATAGCCCGTAATTAAAACGCGAACGCGCCCAGTGCTTGACGGTGTGAGCGCCCATGAAGACCCAAAGCCGCCCATCGTTAGGGATGCCGTGTTGTGGGTCGAAGCCGTTGCGTTCGTAAAATTGGTATAGCGATTGGACGGCTTGCCGCCCTGAGATGGGCCTATCGTTATTCCAGTGGCAGAAGCTGAGCGAACCGCCATTACTGGCCCTCGCCGCAGGTGATATATACCGTGGCCGCAGTGCCGCCAGTGATAACCGCGATCTGGTCGTCCTGGTTCGCCTTGGAAAACACCTCCACGACACCCGGCGCCAGCGGCATGTCGCCCGTGGTCGCGGTTTGCGCGCCTTTGCCCCAGCGGCAAAACACGGGGACGGTGCCCGCGTTGTAAGCACGGAACACGGCATGGCCGCCAACGATGCCGGAGTCATGAACCGAACCGCTGGTGCCCGTCGCTGAGGTGGAGGAGGAAACATCCTTGGCGTTGAACGCCGTGCTAAGGTTCGAGCCGGTCGCCGAAATCGTCAGCGTTGTACCCACGGATGGGCAGAAAGGGTTTACATTTGCCATGTGGGTTTAGACCTTGTTCATTTTCTTGAGGGCAGCGGCGAGGCGCGCGCCCTTCGGTTGTTTCGGGGCGGCGGCCGGCACAACGGGGCTGGGAACGGGCATAGGGTTCATTGGGAAATCCTTTCGGCCGGGACGCCTGCGCGGAGTTGATCTTTCGGACTCGCAAGAGGGCGCGGGTCACTTTCAACGGCCACCAATCGTCCGTTTACGCGGATATAGAAATTCGATGGCCGCTTCATATTCTCGCAATCCTTCTGGAGCGCTTTGCAGCAGCCCACGCATCTTCAAGGGTTGATTGATTACCGGGGCCCACGATCAGGGCACGCTCAGGGTGAACTATTCTTTTCGGCTGCTGGTCGCGCCAGCTCGTCGCCAACATTCTGAAAGCATCCGCAGGATTCGACGCCCAATTGTGCTTGGGAGAGGCCCGAAAGGCCTTCTTGTCCTCGTCGTATTCCCGCTCGTACTGCCTAAGCGCCTCGATACCCTCCTTGCACTTGGCTTCATCGAACCAGCAATGCGGCAAGGTCATACGGGCGGCTTGTATCCCGTCCTGAACACTCAGGCGCGGAACAATCGCCATATTTGAAAAGCCAAGAAACGGAACAAGCTGCTCAATGGTCGTCTTGCCGTTCGAGGCGAACGTCGCAGCCCGCGCGTCATGCGGTAGGTAGTGCTTCTCATAGTGGTAGGGCTTTGCCGCCACCAACTTGCCGACATCCTCAACCCCTGACCCGGAAACCGTGTAGAAATCGATGATGTGAACTTCATTGCGGACAACCTGGAACCACCAGATGGACGTGTCGTCCGTATGCCCGATGTCCCAAGCCGTAAACGTCGTCAGGCTGGGATCATAGGCAACCTTCGTAATCCGCCCGGCATCCCCCAGCTCGCGCATCTCGACGCCATAGAAGGCGCCCAGGATCGCAGCCTCAAAGGAACACTCGAACTCCTGCTCGAACTGGTCCTCGGTAATCTGTTTCCGAACAGCATCGATTTCAGATTGCGGCAGGATTCCGCTGGTCGAGGCCTTAAGCTTCAGGCTGAACCAATCGTCTGGATGGGCCAGGGAGTCGTCGTAAATATCCCAGAACTGGTTCTTGCCCTTCGGTGTCCCCATGAACACCGCCCAGCCCTGCTTGTCAGACAGCGTAGGCCGGATAACATGCCCCCAGACAGACGGGCGAAAATCCCCGTACTCATCCAGCAGCACCCCGTCAAAACCTAAGCCGCGCATCGCGTCGGCGTTGTCAGCGCCAAACAACCGGATCCGGGGCGATTTAGGCCCGATCAAGTCAACCTGTAATTCCGCCTCGTTAACCTGCTTGATGACAGGTGCCGCATACCGCTTCAGGTAATCCCAGGCCACAGACTTCGCCTGTGACCGGTAAGGCGCGATATACCCAAACAGGGGGTTCGGGCTTTGGCAGGTAATAGCCGCCCGTATAAGATCGTTAATGGCCGCCACAGTCTTGCCGGCACGCCGATGGCAAACCAGGCAAGCCCAACGCTTGGTGCGAGCATGAAACCCCGCAAAAGCCTTCCGTGGGCTGTACGGGATTACAACGGTGCGAGCCAAATTACTGCCGCACTAACCCGGTAGGGGGCAAAATCAGGTTGGCCGGAGCCTTTAAATTTTTCCCCTGTAGGGCGAACACCTGCTCCCAATAAACCACCCACATCGCATGGAAGATTTCCGAAACAATCTGGTCATCCGTAACTCCAGCCGCCTCGTCTACGGCAAGCAGAGTTTCCAGCTTCGCCTTCCCAGCGTCGGCCATGCCCTTGGTGATCGGACATAGCGGCGGACGCTTTTTCGCGTTGCCCGTCTTGTTCAGCAGGTTCACTAGTCAATCCCTCGATTTAGGCTAAACGCGACCGCGTAGATCAAACTTGCCCAGCAAAAGCTCTGAAGCCCTCTCAAGGCTCCACGGGCCCACAAACTCCACCCGCACATCAACCCACGGCTCAGCCGCAAACGAGTCTGTACGGGCTTCCTGTGACTCGTCAGACGATTTGCCGAGCCAGTGGTAAAAGGTCAGGGGCAACTCCGGGGGAATGAAAAAATTTGTAGGGGCGATCTATGACACTCGAGCCACCCCCGCCTGCCGATCCGAAGGGGGGTGGGGGGTCTTGTTTTGTGCTGGATGGTCGGAGGGAAATGATTTCCCATAATACATGGAATGCGCCGTTCGTTGGGCCGCTATAATGATATCAATGGGTTACAGATGGGTATGCAACCATGAGTTGGTATAACACCCGTGTTTGGCCTTATCAGCCACTAATCTTGCAACCTGTGGTTGGTGCTATTTGGGCTCAGATGCCCATGACACCACGACCGGGCCGGCATCCGCATCACCGCCTAAAGCCAGCTTGTCGCCGTACCGCTTGGGCTTGAGCTTGGACGCCAGCCACTTACGCGTATCGACCATAATACGCTTGTGATTGGGGTCTATGTCTTTGTCGTCGCTGATGTCCAGGATGTCCTCAGACATAGCGTCAGCAGCGTCAGACTTCGCGCGCGTGTACTGTTCCACAAAGGGCTGATGCTTACCCAGCCACAAATAGACTGTGCTGATAGCTGGCATGTCATCGGCCTTACAGACTGTGCGCAAGCTTATGCCTTGGGCGACTTGCTCGCATAGCTTTGCGGCGATCTCCTCGGAATAATCTGTGGGTCGGCCTGTCACTGTGCTGCTCTGTCCTGGGCGTTGCGGTCTATTTGAGCTTGTACTCTGTCATGGATGGCTTGCTGGCGTTCCATGTGTTCGGCTTGGATGTAGGCTAGGTCCATCTTGGAACGAATGTATTTGATCCTGTCGGGTTCGGGCATGTGACGGCTCTCTGTGAAAGACTCGTCCATGACTTGGCCTAGATACCGTGAGGTTTCCAGTTTGAGGCCAGATAGCGTGGTCACGAGGCTATCAAACCTCGCCAGCCACCAGCACACGCCTTGGATAGCGGGATTTGATACTGTGTGCCGGCCAGCTTCTTGCGCAGCCTGCATATCTGCACGCCCGGGACATTCGGGTCGCCGCGATCATCTGGGCTGTCGAAGTACAGGGCATTGAACATCTGCTCACGGGTGACAAGCTGGCCGGGACGGGCAAATAGCCTGTCCATGATCCGCTTTTCCTGCTTTGAAAGATGGACGGCGCCGTATTTATCCTCGGGCGGATCTGACAAATGGCTTTGGAGCAAGACCTCTAGGCTGTCAGCAGCGGTCATATCGCCTCGACGCACCCTGTCGAGTAAATTGATGGCGTCCTTTAGCGGTGACATCTTTTCCCCCTCGGGATTAGGATTTGCGCGGGATATGCGCTTGATACAAATGGCCCTTCTCGATCCATTGCGCTGCATCACGCTCGGCTTCCTCAACCTTGTCCCAATCTCTGGGAAGCATTTCGCTTATAGGCTGGGTTATGGCTTGGATACGGGGCTTAGACCGTGTTTCAGACATGGCATTTAAGCCTTTAAAACCGGGCGATTCCGTGTATGATGGGCGGATGGAAAACGATGCTGGCATGCAGATGCTTACCACTTTGGCCAAAACCGGAGACGGCACCGCAATCTGGGCGAAGGCCGAGATTGAGCGCCTGCGTGCAGCACTCGCTAAGGCCGAGGATGACAAGTTTGAGTATGGCCAAGAACGATATGGCGAGGGCTACAGCGACGGGTGCCGCGAAACAGAAGATCGCGCCTGAGCCCGACCCACCTCATAGCCGGAAACGAAACAGGGACCCGGCAAGGCCCCTGTTTCTGACGGTCCGTAGATTGCGTCTCGGGACCATCGGTAGTGTTTTCAACGCGGGGATTCTGAATCCATAAAGTTCAGGTGTCAACCGAATGTGCTATACGCACGCCTTCCAAATCATCCCGTCGACCAGTCTCAACAAACTTTAGAAATTTGGCCGCCAAGGCTATTTCAGCACCGGATTGCGCCCGCGCAATCGCCAGCCGCAAACATTCCAGACGAATTTCTTCTGTCATATGCGCCTCACGTTAATGACCCACCTCATAGCCCCTTACCCCATTGGGTAGGAGTAGAAGGGGCTTAGAGGGTACTGCGGGGCAGACTTGAGACTGCCTGCATCTGCGAGGCCTTTGACCTACACAACGGGGCGCCGGACCCATCGGGTTTAACCCGCGCGTGTCCATCCACGCCGCCGCAGTATTCAATATTCAGGATACCCCTGAGTGACAGATGGGACGCCCGTCCCGCGCACTTGGCGCAATAACACTTCTACCTGTTTGTGTTGCACGTTTCCGGAACACAATCAATTGACTTGATGCGCTCTCGTAGCTGTTTGAGTTCATGTGAACGATCATGGGACCATTGCCGCTGATACTCGTTCTTGTGTTCGCGGCAATAAGCCGATCCCGCAACACGCCGCTCTTTGCAACGTGAGCATATCCAGGTTCCGCCATTGATGGGAAGGCGACGATGCGGTGTTTCACGCGAAAGTTCATCCGAACTCATGGCAACGACCATTTCAATTTGGGGTATGGCACGCGACACAGGCCATCAATCCAGATCGCTAACCCGTCAGTCGGTTCGTATTTGCGCCTGACGCCCGATGCGCCGTGATTTGCTTTGAGTAGCCCGGCATCTAATAGATCTTGGATGCATTCCGCAGTGCCGGTTGACTCGCCGTGGGGCGTGCCTTGGGCATAATCCTCACCGGAACCCGATGCGTGATAGTGGACGCCTATCAAAATATGCAGCGGCGCAGTCATGCCGCCCTCCCCGTCCTGTCTAAAACCTCGCTCAGCGCATCCAGGGCCTCCCTGAAGCGCGCCAGCGTCGAATCCCTATAGCTGGGACTGATATCCGTGACGGTCTGTGCGATGGCGTAGTTCTCTCCTAGGACCCTTCGGCAGATCATGTAATCGTTCGTGCTCAACGCGGCTTCGATAGCCCGCAGCTCTGTCTTGGCATCGAACTGCGTATCGCTGAACGGAACGCCCGTGCCCTGGCAGCGAACGCGGCTAAAATCCATGCTCCCGCCAATTGAAGCTTGAGAAATCAGCCACAACTCCATAAACTGCTTGCCTGCGATGTAGCGGTCTAACGCAATACCGATCTGCTCTTTCGTCGCCGCGTCGCCCTTGCACAGATCCTTGCAGATCAGCTTTCCGTTACGGTGCGCTTGCTCAAAGACTGTGAGCTTCGACCAGCCCAGTTTTGACCCGGCGCGGGTATGTAGAACCCGATCCAAGACATGGGCCTCCGTGACCTTCGCAGGTCCCTGTACCTCATCCTGTTCTGCTTGGGCTGGTTTGGTCATGGGGTTAATCCCCAACCAACACAAGAAACAGCGCAAAGCCCGACAGCGCGCCAAATATAATTGCGGCGGGTCCGTTCATCGTCCCATGCGAGAAGAAATATCCCGCGTAAAACAGCGCAAGAAATGCTAAGAATGCTCGCAGCCGAAACGGCAACATCTTATCAAAGATAGACCTTTCAGCGCCAATCCATTCAACTTGCGCGTAGTTCATACGATTTGACACGATCCGGAATCCCTCATCGTTGTAGACCCGAACGTGCGCTTCGATATCCGTTTCTTCGGTCATTCGCTATTCTCCTATTGTGGTGAGGGCGCGGATAGCCGATCTGGCATTTCGTGCGCCCGCGCATTGACCGCAACCGCAGCCCTCGTCTGGGACAAAAACGGCCATCGCCGCTTCCTCTATCGCCTCGGCGCGGTAACGCTCCATCGCTGCGAGGGCGGCAAGCATGGAAGATGTTGGGGCATCACTTTCAACCACCAAGGCCAGCGCAAGCATCGTCCGGTTACGATATTCCTCCGCCAGTATCTCCCGCGCCCTCATTGCTGGGACTCCGAGAGGTACGCCCGCGCATCCCATTTGCCGGCAGCGCGCTCAAAGCCATGCTCGCGAAGGATCTGGCCGATAGGCTTAAGCGGGCCATGATGGGCGCCCCTCGCCTCGAACTCCTTCGGATTGAATGGCTGCAACCGGCGCGGCACGTCATCGAACTTGCTTTTGGTGGCGTCGATAAGCTGGCCGGGCGTGGGGAAAAATCGATTAGCCCCGTTGCGACGATACTTGGCACAAGCGTCCTCAACCTCGTAGGCCGAAAGGTTCGCCATGTCCTGCAACATGTCCTCGATCACGCCGCGAACCTGGGCCTCAGTTTGGCTGGGCTGGTAAAAGTGCGAGTGGAGTTTCGTCAGTGCCACCACCTTCCGCACCTTCTCCGCTGGCGAGGATTTCGGCGCATAAGTCTCGAGAGACGTTGTAGACGGTTTCGTGAGGGGATTCTCGTTTTCCATTGCTTCGTTCCGGTTTGGGTTCAAAAATTCCTGTCCAGTTGTTTCGCGTCGAATTGTCCAAGACCACCGTGGGGTCGTGCCCCTTGGCGCGAAGGCGTTCCAGATCCTGCAAAAGCAAATCAATCGCCCGATCAGTCGGTGCCTTGCGGAGCTTGCGGCGCATTTCGAGGTAGCCCGACCAT